TTACCTGCAATTACATCAAATCCATATATTGGGCCACCATTTGTAAGGCCAGGAAATAAACAAACGTGCATCATCCATAAACCTTTAGTATCTCTTGCATCAACCACGTCAACGTGTGCTCGTCTTATATTATCATTTTTCCAGGTACGATTGACCCAACCTTCTTTATTAAATCGTGTCATACCTTCTTCAAAGTATTCTGTACAATTTAAATCCAATATGTCTATGATATTATTCTTGCACTGTATAAGATTTTCCCAAATCATTCATCTCCTTAAATAATTCTGTAGCATATTCAAAACATAATTTAGCTTCAGCAACCACGTTTACNTGATAGGTGTTCATATAGTTATTAATATTTTCTCTAATAACTCTTTTTAAATCATCAGGTTTTAAAAAAACAAGATATGTATTAGGGCCAGGTGTTTTTCTTTTTATCATTTGGCCACCATATAAATCTCCCATATGTCTTACATAGATATGAGCAAACAACTTTTCAGGCTGATTTTTTATATCATCTAAATGATAGATATATCTCAACGTACTATTAGTAATAAAAGGTTTTTCAGGTTTGTTCCATAATGCACGGATATCAAAATCTAAATTATTAGCTCTTTCTATTTGTGGCAATTGTCTAAAAAGTCCATTTTGTAAAGAATACTTTTCCAATAAGGAATAACATTGTAACAAATTAAACAAATACGTAGCATACAATTCGTTATTAATTTTGCCTGACATTAAAGTTTTTACAAACTCTTGTTCTTCAGCTGCCTTATGATGTTCTTTAGTTAACTCTTTAATATCATGCATATTCTTTTATTTCATTATTATCTTTAACAACTACATTAAAATCAAAAGCCACTGTAATTCTATCAGCATCTGTTTCATTTTTAGTAACATAATGTTTTATATGAGATGGGAATAAAATTAATTTCAGTTCCGAAGGNTCTATAAAAAATTCGTGACAATTATAACTGTTATATACAAAATTACGTTTGTTTTTAACNTAAAATTTTTTATAATCTAAACCAGAGTCAGGATTTTGCAAAACTAAACTGCCTGAATTTTNTGGACATTTGAGCATAAAAACACCTGAAAAATCTTTTTGACTATGCATATGTGGTAANAAGTAATCGTTTTTTTGATTTATGTTAATCCACATATCATCAATTTCTACAGACCACCAAGAAACAACCTCATAAACATTAATATAGTTAATTAAATGTTTTTCAATATCTTTTACAAAATTATTAATAATAGGTTCTTTTAAATTTAACAACTTAGATTGATATGAATTAGTATTTGAATTGTATTCTGAAGATTCTTTTTGTTTTAATTCATAAGCATATTCAATAAATTTTTGTTGATATAACTTTGTTTCTTCAATCTGTTTATTCCAAACTAAAGTACTAAATGCATTTTTAAACATTTTTATAAATCTTTTTTTGGTTATCTACATCAGGACTATAATGATACCATCCTGTAGCTATATATTTAGTTTGTGTATTTGATACTATACCTCTATGAGTATGAGTAAAATCTGTAGGCCAAAATACCGTTAATCCCTTTTCAGGTTTTATTTTCATATTTTGATAAAGCCATTCTGTTTCTCCTCCTTCAGTAACATCATTTAAGTAAGTCATAAAAACAACGTTTCGAAAACAATTATCAAAAGAATCTCTTTCAAAATGCCAATTAAAATACCCACCAGAAGGATCGTATTTTTGAATATTAAATTTAGGAAAAAGATTCCATTTATTTTGATAATCTAAGAACGTATATTTGCTAATATAGTCTTGTATTAAAGAACTTAAAGTATCTATATACAATTTTATTCTAATATCAATGTTATCTTTATAAATTCCTAGGTCTATTGATTTTTTTATCTTATGATCTGTGTTATGATTTCCAAATACTCCAGGTTTTTTTTCTGAACTTTCTTCAAAAAAATTTATAAGACCGTCACAAATAGTATTATCTTTCATATAAAATCCATCAACAAAATTATTATTTTTATTAAAATGTGCTTGTTTATGTATTGAAGTAAAATTATTTAATCTATCTAAAATATTTTTAGTAGTTTCTTTTCTATCATCATAAGCTTCATTTTCACCTNTAAAAACTTTCATATTTAACTATAATATTTGTCCTTTAAAAACTGATATGTGGATTTGCAATTTTGTGCCTGGTTATTCCAATCTTCTTTTCTTTTATTTAAAAAATCAATTCTCGATTTCAATTCATGGCGATTATCTTCTTTAAAATTTTTATTGCAAGTGTCATCAATTAATGATTGTTCAGTTACAGGAAAACAATTCATACCCATAGCTAAAAATAAATAACCATCATTATTGAGAGTTCGGCTTTGACTTAATTGATTATAAAAAGTTTCCCATGTCCACGTTTTATCTATTACAGACCAATCTCTTTTAGATATATCTCTCCAATAAGGTGTATCATTTCTATGTGATAGAGCATAATGAGAGGCTACAAACCTAGAAAATTGTACGAACATATTTACACACTTACTATTAAAGTCGCCTTTATCAAATTGACTTATATAATTTCTTCTCTTTAATATCACAACTAAGTTTCTTAAAAATTCATGTACTGTATATAAACCATTACTTTCTAAAGGTTCTATAAAACCTGCAGACAATCCAATAGCTACAACATTTTTTACCCATATTCTTTCGTGTAGTCCAACTCGCATTTTTAATTTTCTAAATTCTAAACTTTCTGTTAAATCTCCATAACCTTTTTTAACAATAAAATTTTTAAATTCTTTTAAAGCAGTTTTCTCATCAACATATTTGTCAGAATAAACATAGCCGGTTCCCCATCTCGACCATAAAGGTATTTGCCATACCCATCCGTTTTCTATAGCTGTGCAGTTTGTATAAGAATTTATTTCTTTTTCTTTATCTTTATAAGGAAGTCTAGTAGCCCAAGCAGAATTATTAGGCAATATATCCTCATAACTTACAAATGGTTCTTTTAAAGTTTTAGATAATAAGAAAGAAGTAAATCCTGTGCAATCTATAAACAAATCTGCCGTCAATATGTTATTGTTTTTTAATTTTATACTTTCAATACTACCTTCTTCGTTTAACTTAACATCAACAACTTCTGATAATATATAATTTACTCCTTCAGGAATACAAATTTTATTCTTTAGATATTGTCCAAATTTAGTTGCATCAAAATGCAATGCTTTATCTTTTTTAAAATCAAAATTAGGAAAAGTATCGGCTAATTTATTATTATTAACTAATGCCATTTGTGCATTATAACAATCAGCAAAATCACTAGATGGTATTTCCGGATTATATACTTTTTTTACACACCAATCATTAGCACCTGAAACTGTTCCAAAATAATTAGCACTTCCAAAAGGATAATGAAATCCTCCATCTCCTTTTTTATAAAAATCTTCAAATCGTATACTTAGTTTTAAAGTAGCATCTGTTTCTTTAGCGAATTTACTTATATCGTTTAAACCTAAACCTTCTAGCCAACTACTAATACCTCCGATTGTACTTTCTCCTACACCTACTGTTGAAATATCTGGACTTTCTATAAGTGTAATTTTTTTATTAGGAAAATTTCTAATTAAAGTTGTGGCTGCCATCCATCCAGCAGAACCACCACCTATTATTATAATTTCTTTAATTTCTATTGACATATATTACCAAGGATATTCACTCGTTTGTCTACCTATTTTAAAATTTATATTCATTATTATTCTTCTATCTATATCAGTTTGAGAATAAGCCCAATGTTCCATTGATCCATCGAAAGCAATTAAAGTATTTTCTTTGTTTTTAAATTCTTTTTCTCCTATACATGTAGCTCCATTATCAGTAGTTAATTGCCATACACAAGTACAAAATATTTTATCTTCTTCTCTAATAAGATGTTCTTTATCAAGCACATTTGGCATAAAATATAAATCATTATGTTTAGCTAAATTTTTTCTTTGTCCATGATTTGAATAAGCATTAATTTTAGCTTTTATTAATCCTCCATAACTCTCATTAAATTTTTCTTTTAATACATCAAATATTGGTAAAAACATTGGAAAAAAAGGAGATAGAACTTGTTTAGATCCATATAAAGAATGTACATACATAGGACAACCTACGTTATCTTCCATTTTTTTGCCTGAGGATTTTTCTAAATCTGGATTATAATCTTTTTCGGAATAAGACCAGCTAAAACTATGGTCTAATATATTATTTTTTATTCTTTGAAATGTTATTTGAGGTAAGAAATTATCAATAACTTTTATAAAATTTTTTTCGAACATAATCTAATTTAACTTTACTTGTTATATATCTATTTATAATAGAGACCAAAGCTTAGTTACAGGATCACAAACATAATCAGGATTTTCCACTTTTCCAAAATTTGCAGTTAGTTTGCCAATCCATCTTTGAGTACTTTCATTCCATAATATTTTTCCGTATACATCACCTGTATTAACATAGTCATAAGGAGCCTGCCATAATCCATTATCATTTAGTGTCCAAGAATTAAAAGGTTGAACATCATGGAACATTTTTCTGTCGTGATTATATACGAAACCTACGTTTGGTTCACCAATTGTAACGCCTCGTATTTCAGGAATATATCTATATATATTGCTATCTTTATAAAATTCATTGCAATATAATTGGCAGTTTTCAAATGTAATGCTACCATATTTGTCTATAATTTTTGAATCATTAATAGCAATAGTATTTACAACAATATTATTACTATCTACTTTNGCTATTTGCATATTAGTTCCTNGCTCTATATCTAATAACTACNATACCATCNCCACCAGCTCCGCCGTAATGATGATTACCAACTTGGCCTACGCATCCACCTCCACCACCGCCAGTATGTGGTTGAGCAGCTCCTCCGGCACCATCTCCTCCTCCACCTAAACCTCCTGAAGAAGCGCTTGTATGTCCGTGTGAAGTACCTCCACCACCACCTGCATACCATAAAGGTCTGCCTGTAATAGTATTTTGATGTCCTATTCCTCCGTGACCACCCTCGTGGTTACCGTAATGATCTCCACCTCTTTGACCAGCACCTCCACCACCGCCTGTACAATGGTCTGAATGGTTACCGCCTTGGTGTCCTGTTCCTTGTCCGTTAGCACTACCGTGGTTGCTTGAATGTCCTGCTCCTCCACCTGAACCTCCACTTTGTCCTTGATGTGAACCTGATCCGCCACCGCCACCGCCGCCTGAAGTAAATGTAAATGTAGCTCCTGTTGCTGGAGCAATTGATGATGCACCGCCGGCATTACCGTGGTTATTTCCTTGTGTTCTTTGTCCGCCGCCTGTGCCGACCGTAACAGTATATGTATTAACAGCTACAACTTCTAAGTATCCAGTATTTTGTCTATATCCACCAGCTCCACCACCAGCAGCGTGTCCTGTTCCTCCACTACCACCTCCACCGATTATCATATATCTAACTTTATCTCCATAAGTTGTATCTGAACCTAGTGCATGAACTTGAAATACTCCTGAAGTTAAAAATTTATGTACTATATCATCTCCTACCATATAAACTTCTTCAGCATCAGAAGATGCTACCATGTATTTTAATGAACCTACACCTTTTGCTATTTGTCCTCTTTTTACAGAAGTATCTCCGTAATTTGAAATATCATCTGAACTAAAACTTGTTACAGTCCAACCAAAAGTTCCACCTGAATATGTAAAACATACTTCGGTACCTTTACCAAATAAAGCAAAATTATCTGGATTGCCTTGAATTACAACTCCATTTCTGTTTATTGTAACCATATTAACATGAAAATTATTTGCTATATCTACTATCGAGATTTGCTGTCCTACTGCAGGAGCTGCAGGAAAAGTTATTGTAATTGGACCTGATGTTGTATTAACATAATATCCTGATTCACTTGAAGCTACAAAATTTGCTGATTGTACTGAATTACTCCAATTCATTTTTTCAGTGGCTGTACCTTTAGCCATAAAAGCCCAATATGTACTATTTACAGTACCACCTGTTGAAGGCTGATTATTTAAACTAATTGCTTTACAAAGGTAAGTGCTAATAACACCTGCATCCGTAAATGTAACAAAGTCGTCAACTGCATATGTTGTAGCGTTTGACCAAGTGCCTTTAAAAGTCGGTTTTAATTTTCCTAAATCTATTGTTGCCATATACTATATTTTATCCTCGTAACTATTTGTTAAAGGGTTCCAAATAAAAAGTGGGCCATTTGCACCATCTCTCATAGGAACTCTAGCTTGCCATCTTTTTCTATCTTCTAACCATTGAAAAGCTGCATATTGAATTCCATTTACATTCTCTATATACATATTTGGCGTACCGTTAATTTTTTCTGGTTCCCATTCACAGGTATTTGTATTTAGTACCCATGATGGAAAAGGTTTTACATCATAAACAGCATTGCGTGCTGAATCATAAATTCTATTTGCGCTCGGAGAACCTTTTAATGTAGGATCGTTCCAGTGATAATAACCTGGACCAAAAAGATTAATACAATAGTTTACTACAATTTCTGTTGTTGGTATGCCAGCTGGTCCTAATACAGCATTTTTGTTTACAACAAAAACACTTTCTATAATATTTGTATCGGAATTTATTTTAAAAGCATAAACAGACATTTTAATCTTTCGCCTTATATTTAATAATAACTACACCATCTCCACCTTTACCACCGTATTGATGATGACCATTTGATCCTTCACAACCTCCTCCGCCTCCGCCGTAACCATCTATTCCTGCTCCGCCACCACCTCCGCCACCGCCGCCCAATCCTCCTTCAGCTGTAACTCCTTGATCGTGACCTGCTGCTCCACCACCTCCAGCATACCATTCATTTTTACCCGTAATATCGCTTTGTGCTCCAATACCTCCATGACCCACTGAATGACCACCGTAATTATTTGCACCTCTTTGTCCTGCTCCGCCTCCGCCTCCAGCATTATGACCTCCATGATCTCCGCCTCTATGTCCTACTCCTTGGCCATTAGCGTTTCCATGTGTAGAATTATGTCCTGCTCCACCTCCTGATCCACCGCCTCGACCAGCATGAGATTGTCCTCCACCCCCACCTCCGCCAGCGGATGTAAGAGAGAAAGCATTTGAAGCACTTCCATCGTTACCGTGAGCATTAGATTGTCTTTGAGCTCCTCCAGCACCTACAGTAATTGTATAATTTTGTACTGTTACTGCTTGTAAAAATCCTGCGTTAAATAAAAATCCTCCTGCACCGCCTCCACCTGCATGGTGAGTACCGCCACTGCCTCCGCCACCAACAAGTAAATATCTAACTTTATCACCAAAAGTTGCATCAGATCCTAAAGATTTAACGTTAAAGAATCCACTAGTTAAAAATCTATGAACCATATAATCACCATCCATAAAAACTTCTTCAGCATCAGAATCAACTATCATGTATTTTTTAGAACCTAAACTAGGGCCTTGTCTTACTTTGTTGTATATTGAAAATAAATCATCTGTTGCAAAAGTTGTAAATTTCCAGTTTTGATTAGCAGCGTTATAAACTAATTCTACTTGAACACCTTTACCAAATAAAACAAAATCTTCCGTATTGCCTTCAATTTTTCTTCCATTTCTTAAAAGAGTAACGTTATTAGTATGAAAAGTTTTTGCGTAATCTACTATTTTTATTTCTTCTCCATCACTAGGAGATGCTGGTAAAGTAATATTAATTGCACCCGCTGTTGTATCAACGTGATATCCATTTTTAACTACAGCTGTAAAATTTGCTGTTTGAACAGGATTCCATGAAATAGTAATAGCTGAAGTACCTCTAGCTAAAAATCTCCAATATGTAGAATTTTCAATTTGTCCTGTAGAAGGAGCTTGATTTGTGTTTGCTGCTATACAAATATAAGAGTTTATAACTCCTGTATCTGTATATTGAACCATATCATCAACAGCATATGCTGTAGCACCAGACCAAGTGCCTTTAAATATTGGTTTTAATCTTCCTAAATCTATTGTAGCCATATATTAAAATACAGAACTTCCTGTGTCCTCCCATTGTTTACTTATATTATTCCATGACCAATAATTACTGTTTTGGTTTAATCTATTTTCTGAAGCTTTTTTGCCTTTAAATTTCTGTATATCTTCTTTCCATCTAGTCATTATTATATCATTAAAATTTGTAATTGTTTGAGGTGCTTCCCAAATTCCTTTTTCAATATTTAGTGTCCATGAATCATACGTTTGTCCAGTAATAGGATCTTTAGGTTTATCTTCAAAAAATACTTTATCTACAGGATCATAATTATATCCTATACTAGGTGCACCATGTGTTTCAGGTGTTAAATCTGGAACATAAATTCCTTCTCCAAATAATTTTGTTGCAGCTTGTTGTACGCTTTCCATAGTTATTGTTCCTTGTTCACTCCTACAAGCTACATCACTCATTAGTGATACCTGTAAAACTTTATTGTTAGAATCTAATTTTGCAACTTTAATAGTCATATTAATCTTTAGCCTTATATCTAATAACTACAATACCATCGCCACCTTTACCGCCGTAATGTTCTGAACCTTGTGTTCCTTCAGCAGCACCGCCTCCTCCGCCAGTACCATCTACACCAGCTCCACAACTTCCCATTCCACCGCCACCTAATCCNCCANNAGCTGAACCTGTATGATTATGAGAAGAACCTCCGCCTCCGCCTGCATACCATAAAGGCACGCCTGTTATAGAATTTTGTATTCCATCTCCACCTTGACCTGGTTCATGTGTACCATATTGATCTTTTCCTCTTGTACCTGCACCACCTCCTCCGCCACAATTATGTGATTGATGATTTCCACCTCTATGTCCTGTTCCTTGTCCGTTAGCACTACCGTGGCTGCTTGAATGTCCTGATCCTCCACCTGAACCTCCATTTTGTCCTTGATGTGAACCTGATCCGCCGCCACCACCTCCTCCTGAAGTTAATGAGAAAGCATTTGAGTTACTTCCAGCATTTCCATGATTATTTCCTTGTGTTCTAGCAGCACCTCCAGCACCTACAGTAATTGTGTAGTTTTGTACTGTTACTGCCTGGTCAAAAGCACCGTTACTTTGATATCCTCCTGCACCACCTCCGCCTGCATGGTGAGTACCGCCACTAGCTCCGCCGCCAACAATTAAATATCTAATGAAAGTACCATAAGTTGCATCTGATCCTAAAGATTTAACGCTAAATGTTCCTGAAGTTAAAAATTTGTGAACCATAAAATCGCCATCAAAATATATTTCTTCAGCATCTGATGTTGCAACTAAATATTTTTTACTACCTGCACCGGGAACTTGTGGAGTAGAAGTACCGTCACTAGAAAATCTTGACATTTCATTATCACCAGCAAAAGTAGTAATTTTCCAACCTACTTGGCCAGCTGCGTTACCATCAAACGTAAATGTTACATCAGCTCCTTTTGCATATAAAACGTAATCATCTGTATTACCTTCAATTTTATTTCCATTTCTTAAAATAGTAACAGGATTAGTATGAAAAGTTTTTGCATAATCCATTATAATTATTTGATCGCCTCTTTGAGGACTTGCTGGAAAAGTTATATTAATAGGACCTGAAGTAGTATTTACAAAATAACCATTTTTTGATGAAGCTGTAAAGTCTGCAACATTAGCTGTATTAAAAGTCATAGTTATAGCATCTGTACCTTTGGCCATAAAAGCCCAATAAGTAGAATTTGCTACACCTGCTGTTGAAGGAACATTTCCAGTAGTATTTGCTAAACAAATATATGTACTTGTTACGGCTGTGTCTGTAAAAACTACAGTATCATCTACAGTGTAAGCAGTAGCGTTATTATAAGTGCCTCTAAAAACTACTTTTAATCTTCCTAAATCTATTGATGCCATAATACCTTAATTATCTATTGTTGCTATTAAATTTCCTTGTGCATTAATGCTAAACGTCATACCAACTGCTCCAAATATAACTTCATTAAAACTGTTATATTGTGTATTTGTAATTTGTTGTGCGCCGCCATTTGTTGTTACTACAGTCAATGAGTCAAAAATGCCATCAGCATTCGTGTCTGTTTTAATAAATCCATATATTTCAGCTTTACCTGTAAAATCTCTTAAATCTGACATTAATAGTTTCCTTTGTTTGTAATCATATTTATAAGTCTATTATACATTTTCATTTAATTTCCAACCATAAGTAGTGCCTGTGTATATTAATCCTACAGCAGCATTATCTGTTGATATTGTAAAATTCTCTGCTAATCCCATAATTAATTTACCATTTCTTTGAATAGTTAAATTATTTGTTGCAAAAGTTCCAGCTAAATCTATTAATCTTATTTCATCTCCAATATCAGGATTAGCCGGTAAATTTACTACTGAAGCTGCTGATAATGTATTTACAAAAGCTCTGTAACCTGATACCACTGTTGTAGGAGTTCCTCCTAATCCAGCTAAAGTTACCCAAGGTAAACCTCCTGCTAGTCCTGTCCAGTTAGAACCATTCCAACCTTCCCAAGTATTTCTTGTCGTAGAAAATCTTAATCCTCCTTGATATAAATTAGGTGGTGTAGGTCTTTGAGCAGTTGTACCTATAGGTGGTGTAAAATGTCCAACTCCCATATTTTGTCTTTGTGTATAACCGACTATAGCAACTTCAACAGGAACAGCAGTGTTAGAATCTCCTGCCATAGTTTCATCTGTAGAAAACTCATTAATCGTAGCACCTAAAGATGCACCAATTGCTCCTAATTGTAATTCAGATAATCCTGATAAGTTAAAAGCGTCGGCGTTTAATGTAGCAGATCCTGTAGCTTGTTCAACTTTAAATAATCCACCTACTTTAAAATCTCCGTTTTGATCTGTAGCTGTAAAGTATACTCTACCTCCAAGTAATTGTACAACTTCATCTTCTGAATCAGGAAGTTGTGAAGGAGTGTTAGGGTAATTTGTTGATATAAAATCTCCTGTACCTATGTCAAGGAAATCGTGAGCAGTCATACGAATATTAGAAAATTCGGAAGTAATTTCTATTCCAGTATTTGGAATTAGTTGTGTACTTGGTCCTAAAGCTGGATTAATTCTAACAACAGCTTGTTGATTTACCAAAGATTCATTTGTTACGGCAGTTAATCTATAGTATGTTGCATTTCCAGCAAATTTTATATTTGAACCTAATTTTAAAGCATTGCTAGCAGAAAGTAATGAGTTAGTACTGTAAATAGGAACTAAGTATCCTTGAACACCATAACTAGCATTTTGTGTAGCAACTTGTCCATATAAAGTATTTAAATTAAACTCATACTGTGTTGAATTTGCTTTTGTTGCTCTTATTGTTTCAGCTTTTAAAAAGTTGCCTGTTATATTTGTTATGTAAATAAGTTTTGCTGATGTTTGTAAAAAGAAAATTTGTGCAGTGGCACCTGAAGTTAATCCTAAAAGTTGATCGCCTACAGCCAACATATTTTCATCATTACTTCCGCCTGAAAAAGAAGTTGAAACAAATTCTATTGTTGAACCTCTACTAAAACATGTTTTAGCTACTTCAAATTCATCTCCTCCAGTTGCGAGCGCTCCATATTCTCCATAACAACCTGAACCTCCTAATGTTCTTAAAAATCCTCCGCCTGTTGCTAAGTATGATGTGTCGCAATAATAAGTAAATACGGAAACCATTTCTCCACGACCTTTATTTAAAGCCCATACACCAATACCGTCATTATTGATTTGAGTAAAATCGTTTGCTAAAATGGATCTATTACTTGTAATTGTTTGTCCTGTTACATAGCCTACAGGTAAATGTAAAGCACCGTCAATTGTTATACCTGAATTGTTAGCACATAAAGAAGAACAATCTTTAAGATACGGCGATCTATCAGAAATACTTCCTGAAGGATCTAAAGATATAACATGAGCTCTTTTTCTACCATGATAGAGATATCCTCCACCAACAGGTTCGCCAGTTAATTCTCTAAAAGAAAAATAAGTTATATTATTTCCATCGTTAGTTANAAGCATATTAGCTGCACTGTTTAATTCTAATGATGCAACTTGAAAAGTTAAATTAACACCACCTCCTAAAGAAGAACTAGGAATTGTTAAAGTTTCTCCAACAATATAATGGCAACCACCATGATACAAAGTAACTGTTGGTGCGCCACCTGCTTTTACAACAGTGACAACACAACCTTTTCCATTAGCCGAAGCTGTTGGATGTAAATATTTGTATGTTCCAGCAGTACCGCCTGTACCACCTGTTACATTGTTTATTGTTGCAATTTGTGTACTGTTACCTGTTGCAGGTGCAAGAACGGTTCCTCTTAATGAACCTCCTGTTAAATTAACTTTTTCAGGAATTCTTAATGGTAAAATTTCTCTATAAACACCGTCTTGTACACTTACGTAATCTCCTATACTAGCTGTTCTAACAGTAAATGTTAAATTTGAAGAATTTCCTAATGCAGTTCCTAAAACTGTTATAGTATCACCAGTTACATGAGAGTTTCCACCATTTTCTATAATTACGTCATCAATTGTAGGAGAAGTAGAACCATTAGTTGTTACATAAAGTTGTAAACTAGTACCTGAACCACTTGAAGTAGTTGTTGTTACTCTATAAATTCCTGCAGCACCGCCAGTTCCACCTGATGGTGTATTAATAGATAAAACTCCAGCTTTATTAGCTTGGCTAAGTGCATGATTAATTGTTCTGAAAGGTGATCCTTCTTTACCATTATTCAACGTATCACTACCTGAATTTGAAACATATATTATATTATCTGCCGAAGCTGATGACCATATTGGGTCTGATCCGTTAGAAATTAATTTTGAGTTTAAAGGACCTAAAGGCAATCTTGCGGCCGCTGAAGCNTTTCTGACAATCATATCNCCACGAAGTGTCATTACAGCTGAACTATCACCTTGTGACATTANTTGCCATTTTGATGCATCTGATCCAGGAGTAATGTTATAAACTGTATGAGCTATTGCAACCCAAGTACTAGAAGTATATTCAACTGTATGGCCTTTATAGTAAGTAGTAGAAGCACTATAGGTTCCCATCCATTTAAATCCTTCATTAATAACTTGCCAGTTAGCAGGCGAGTTTGAAGGAGCTAATCCAGCACTAGCATCTAATATAGCAACATAAGACCAACCTCCGAAATTTATAGTATCTCCGGTTTTATAATTAGTTCCTGCGTTATAATCTCCTAAAGCTTTAAATCCTGTTGTTAATACTTCCCAATATGTCGAAGCAGGAGTTGAAGGTAATTGATTTGTATGATTTATTTTTGCTATATAAGAATATCCGCCGTAAGTAACGACATCACCATCTTGATAATAAATTGCCGAAGACCAGGTATTTTCAAATTGTATACCTTCGTTCCATACAACAAAGTTTGCAGTATTTAAACTTGTGCCGGATGAAGTGTGTTGAGTTGTACAACGATATTGTTGTGAACCAAATTTAACTATATCATTTAATTTATAATGTGTACTTGTTGTCCACTCATCTTTGAATGCTTGTCCTTCAGAATGTAATCCCCAATAAAGGTTTGATTGAAGATTTGTATAAAAACCAGGAATTGTGGCACTAGAAGTATGATTTACTAAAGCTACATATGTATTAGCACCGTATTTTACTATATCGTCTTTAATGTAAGCTGTGCTAACAGTCCAATCACCACGCCATTTAAATTTAAGTCTACCTAAAATAAAATCTGCCATTTTTAATTCCTATAATTTTCTTCTACCCCGTTAGCATTTTTAGGGTAAGTATAATTTTCTAAATATCTTGCAACAATAAAACCATCAGTATTAATATAATATGTTAATTTATTATTATCAAATTTTAGTTGGTCGTATTTTCTTTTTCCTTTATCATTTAAATAAGATGCTAAATTTTCACTAAGTTTTTGTATAGTATTAGCACTCGTAGTTCCATCATTCAAAACATTTGCTTCTAAATCTTCAAGTCCTCCATAAGCAAATCCTTGACCATCTGTAGCCATAAATGATTCATTACTATTAAATTTAACTTTAGTATACACTAAAAGTCCATCATCAATAACATTAAAAGCATGTATAGCATATTCATCCGTTTTTGTGGTTACGTTGTTACCTATACTACTAACTATTAATGCCATAAGTTTAAATTTATCCTATATTTATAATAAAAATTAAGTTATCTCCAAAATACTTGCAAAACAGTGAACCACAGGTACAGTTGAGTCCTCATTTAACAAAACTACAACTCTTAATTTATCTAAAGGTTCTAAATTTATAGGTTTATCTATAATTAAAGTATTATTTTGTTCTATTGATGCTGATTTTAATACGTTATAAAATGTTGTACCACCATCAGTTGTTACTTTTACATCTATCTTTGCAATTGATAAACTGCTATGGTTACTTAAAAAAAGAGAATGAATAACAGCATACGTAGCTGCAGGGGCTGTATATACATCTGAAGCTACAGTATCATTTGTGTTTATAAGAGCTCCAACATTTTTAAACGTACTTGCCATTTTTTCCTACGATCCAAAAACAATAGATAACGCTAATGCGTCATCAACCATAGCTATTGTTCCATTTTGATTTGGTAAAGTTATTGTTCTATCTGCCGTCGGATTAGTAATNGATAAAGTAGTTTCAAAAGCATCATTTACAGATCCTTCAAATACTATGTATGAACCATCTTGTATAACGGCAATATCTCCTGATACATCAGGTAGATTAATTAATCTGTCTTGTGTAGGTTCTACAGCCGATAAAGTAGTTTCAAAAGCATTTGCAACTAATCCTTCAAATACTATATTTGATCCGTCTAATATAATGTCGTTTGTTGTAATATTTCCTGCTGCAGTAGCACCTTGTAATGTAACAGAACCGGCACCGCCAATTTCTTTAATAAGGTTATTACTACCTTTTATATACATTTTACCGTCAGATACGTTTACGGCCATTTCGCCTACTTCTAAACTAGATGGTAAAGGTACTGATAAAGCTACTTCTGAGCGTTTCGGTTTGATTACAGTTGGCATAATAAATTATTTTCTAAAAATATTTTTTAATTTATCTACAAATTTGTAATTGACTTTTTCGTCTTTTTTACCTGTACTATATCCTATTAAAAAAGATGCAGCCATAACTGTAATTATTGCAATTAAATGCCAAGTTAAAAATNCCATTAATATGTTCCTCCGTCTATTGTTGNTATTGCTACTGAACCACTTGTTACNAAAAAGTTTGCAGTAGGGAAAAAAGCAACACCAGCGTTTGAAGNTGTTGCTAATTCTCCTATAATGTTAATTGTATTGCCAGAGATTGTAGTATCTATTCCTTCTCCAGCATTAATTCTTAAAGTTTGATTTAAATTTATTTGTGCAACTGTTGAAGTTTCATCTGATATAAAGAAAAATGGTTGTGCTAATTTTGATGTTGCAATAGAACCTGCTAACATAGCATTTGTTATACCTAAAGCTTTTACATTTAAAGCATCAGTCGTAACTTCTATTGAACTGTTATCTACATTAACATCTAATTGATTACCTGTTTTTGATAAAGCAGCGCCTGCTGTAATTTGACCGGCACCAGAAAATTGAGAAACGGGTAATTGAGTTGTACCTATTGTTGGTAAACCATTATGTGTAAATACATAACCATTTTCAGAACCAATTGTTCCTTCTTCAACAAATACAAAAGAACCACCAGTTAATTCAACTGATGTGTCAGCTTCTATATCTCTTGTCCATACTGTAGATGATGTTCTTACGTAAATACCGTTATAAGCGTCAAACGCACCAGCAGATGGTTCATTCTTTACTAATATTTTATCACCGTCTGCTAATGTTACACCGTCAACTGTTGTAACAGCAGTAGAAAAAGTTAATGTTGCACCTACACCTGATGTGCCATTATTGTATGTGTAAACTCCCAAAGGACCAGTAGTTGCAACTCTAACAGAATCTTTTACATCTAATCCTGAAGCAACAGAATCAACATATTGTTTTGTTGTTAAAGAATTATCGGTAAATCCTGCACGGTCTTTATATCCTGAAGGAACTGTAACTGTTCCTGTACCGTGTGGTGATAATGCAATATCTTTATTTGCTGTCGTAGTAGATACTGTTTGTCCATTAACTGTAATATCATCTACAACTAAAGAAGTAATTCCTGAAAGGTCTGTTGTAGCTGCAGCACCTAATGTAATTGTTTGAGCACCAATTAATACGGCAGGATTTGCTAACTTGATGTTTGTAACACCAGCGTCTGTTAATTGTGTTGTGCCAATTGAAGAATTAATTATATTAAAAGATATTTTATTGTTTGATACGGTAGTTGCAATTTGTGAGTTACCTTCAAAATCTAAAGTTTCATTTGTATTAAATGAATCTGTACCTGTATCTCCTACAATTGTAAAATTAGAAAAAACAGTTTGAAAGGCTAAATTACCAGAACCATCTGTCTTTAAAAATTGACCTGCAGTACCATCAACAGGTAATGTATATGTTATATTGGTAGCTAAAGAAGTAGGAGCTTTTAAATCTATATGATTTGTTCCATTATTTGTAGCTTCGTTAAATCTAACGTAACCACCTTCAACTGCACTGTTACCAACAATTAATCTATCTGTCGCTTTATTAGCGTCTACTACAATTGCTGAATTTTCTGTTAAAGTACCTGGAGCATGATCTAATAAATCTGCAAAATACTTACCGCCTATAACATCAATGACGTTTGCATCACCATTTCCATCAACACCGCCAGTACCTATAAAAAATCTGTCTCCGTTATTATTATAGACACCTGTACCGTATGAATAAGCTACTTCTCCTANTTTAAGAGTACCCGGCTTATTTACTGAACTAGTACGTTTTATCCTTAAAATAGTTGACATCTTTANTATTCTCCACCATTCATAGTTAACGTACCTGTAGTTGTAATAATTTCGGTTCTAGTTACAAATTTATCGTGATTGGCACTATATTGTAACATGGCACCATCTTCTAAAATAGAAGCATCAACATCTTGTAATAGTCTTAATTTTAAAGCTCCATTTTGAACTAAGGGACCTGATGATGGTATGGTTACAGAAACCTTTTGAGGTCCTGTAGACGTGGATGAGCTTATCCTAGCTGTAGTACCTGAATTTGGATTAATTGTAGCTGTTATATCAACCATCTAAAATACCTTTTTATGTATATTTATATTATCTTTAAGTTATAATATATAATAATTTAAGTAGTTACTTCAGGTCGAACAGTTATGATTCCTTCTAATGCTCTTGTAACAGTGTTTCCAGCTGATACTATTTCTAAATCGTAAACATATCTTTCACCATCTAAACCAGCTGTTTCGCCAGCCGTTAAAGATAATGTAATAACACCAGTCGTAGGATCGTTGGCTATTGTAGTTGTAATAGTCGTTCTTGTTCTTGTTGAAGAATAACCTTTAGCCATTTTAGCTCTAGCTGTATAACCTGTAAGATTAAAAACGTCACCATTGATACCTTTTATCGTAACATCTGAAGTAAATGTTGCGCCTTGGTCTATTGATAGGTTTGCTACAGCGGCCATTATTTCGTTTCTTTAGATTCTAACCCTAATTCTTCTGTTATTTTTGTATTATAATATTCAGTCAAAACGTCTATTTTTTCCATTTCTATAATCAATCTAGTCTTATTAGACTGTATCTCTTGTCTTGCTATAATAATATTTTTCAATCTATCACTGAACTTAGTTTCATCATATTCTTTACCGTTAATTGTAATTGTCATATTCACTCCTTTAATAGTATTATTTATACGATATAAATAGTTATATATTATGGAAAATGACTTAAAAATTATANCAATNAATAGTCAAAATTGGAAAGAACATGAAA